AGTTTGAGATAGTTTCTCAGTACCGCGCAATCAAAAACGAGGCAAATGAATTAGGTCTCGACGATGCCGACGTAAAACACGGTTGGATAAAATCCAAGACGGCATCATTATTTTTTAAGAACCCAAACTTCAAGTCGAAGGAAGAGGAGAATTACGAGAGGATTCGTGAGTCTATCTTAAATGACATTGACACTCACACCCCTAAGTATGAGATATTTAAGAGAGAAGACTCGGATGATGCTCATCTATTAGTGATAGACCCCGCTGACGTGCACATAGGTAAGCTCTGTGACGCTTTTGAGACAGGAGAGTCATATGACAATCAAATAGCTGTACAACGAGTTTTAGAGGGCGTTCAAGGTATTTTAAATAAATCTAAAGGATTCAATATCGATAAAATACTTTTTATTGGGGGTAATGACATCCTTCACATTGACACGCCTAGACGAACAACTACGGCGGGCACTCCACAGGATACGGATGGAATGTGGTATTCAAATTTTTTAATAGCAAAACAATTATATGTTGAGATTCTTGAAAGGCTGCTTACTGTGGCTGACGTTCATTTTACTTTTAATCCCTCAAACCACGATTATGTTCATGGGTTCTTCCTTGCTGACGTTATTAGAACGTGGTTTAAAGACTGCAAACAGATTACTTTTGACTGCTCAATTTCGCATAGGAAGGCATTTAGATATGGATTAAATTTAATTGGTACTACACACGGTGACGGAGCTAAGAACCAAGACCTCCCTATTTTGATGGCCACAGAGTTTCCTATAGATTGGTCTGCAACAAAGCACAGATATGTGTACACGCATCACGTGCATCATAAGTTCTCAAAGGATTACATCGGGGTAACAGTTGAGTCACTTCGCTCTCCATCGGGGGCCGACTCATGGCATCACGTCAAAGGTTATCAGCACGCTCCTAAGGCTGTTGAAGGATTTATTCACCATAAAATAAATGGACAGGTGGCAAGAATTTCACACCTATTCTGATTTTCATTATCTTTGTCATATAAATTTAATAAAATGAAAGTAGAAAAGTTTTTAAAGACAGAAGAATTAGAGACGTTGCAAAAGATGCAAGCGGACTTTAACAAAGCAAAAATTGCTTTAGGAGATTTAGAGTTGGAGAAGCATGAGCTTCTAAAACAAATTGATTTCTTAAGAGCTAAATTTAGTGAACAAGAGAAGTCACTCATTGCTATTTACGGACAGGATGCTGTCATTAATATGCAGACAGGTGAGGTAACCAAAAAAGAAAAATAAAAATGGGAAAGATTAGTACATATGCAGTTGATTCAACTCCTTCATTATCAGACAAGGTAATTGGAACTGAGGTAGGCAACCTAGATGCTACAAAGAATTATACTATTGGAAGTATTGTTTCACTTGCTAATGCTAATCTATATGCCACTCAAGTCCTTAATGGAGTATCGTTTAATATTCAAGCCCCATCAGCTTTAAACACACCTTTAATTGTTGAGTTTGGAGCTGCTCAAGGAAGTCCTTCCACTCCTGTTCAATTAGACGCGTTTGGAAAAGTTACATTCAATGAGTCGGGATTGTATTTTGTTAATGGGTTTGGCTCTGTTGAGCGTCAAGGTTCATCAGGTGGAGTATCTATATTATTGTTTAGAACTCGCCTTAATGGTATTCAGATTAGTGCTACTAAAGGATTCCATCTTGATACACCTAACTTGCCTACAGAATATGAGGTAACTATACCATTTCAAGCTACTGCAGGGGATGTTCTTTGGTTTGAGATTATGAGAGATTCATCAGGAACAAATCAAGGCGGTGTGTATCCTCATACAGTTTTAGGAGGATGGTCAAATGTGCCTTCTTCTCAAATACAAATTTGGAAATTTAATTAATGGAAATTAGAAAGATATCTATTGGTCCTGACTACAAAGGAGGTGCTATGCACTATATCTGTGGTCAAGAGATATTAGGTGGTTCGAATACGATTCATCTAATCCGATACGATATTGATAAGTCTTCCATTAAGATTTACATCATAAATAAAAAAGAGGAAGTTGTGTTGTGGAAAGAGTTCACGCACACTATGCCTATTGCAATTGAATATAATATAAATTATTGATGAAATCCCCATTCTACTTCATAGTAAAACCTATGGAGGGGAAAAGATACAGCAATACCGGGGACTTTGGAGGAGTTGAGTTAATAGTTAGCACTTCAGAAGAAGACTTTAAATTCTCAAATAGGTATGCTGAGGTTATTGAAACCCCTATAGGATATACCGGTCCAATTGAACCGGGTGATACATTAATCGTTCACCATAACGTGTTTAAGTTCTACAACGATATGTACGGTCGAAGAAAAAGCGGAATGAGCTTTTTTAAAGAAGACCTATTCTTTGTTGACTTTGAGCAATTCTATATGTACAAAAAAGATGGTGATTGGGTTGCTAACGGACGCTTTTGTTTTGTAGAGCCAATAGAAACAATTGATTCATTTATTTACAAGCCATTTAGTGAAGAGCCGCTCATGGGTATAATGCGTTACCCAAATGAGTACTTAAAATCTCAAGGAATTAATTCGGGTGATTTAATTTCATTTGAACCTGACTCTGAATATGAGTTCACTATCAACGATAAAAAAATGTATCGTATGTTAGAACAAAACATAAAAATTCTGTTATGAGTAAGGTAAAAGAAATAAAGCTTAGAATTATTTCAGCAGGAGAAAAAGCTGTTGAACAGTTAATAAAAGTAGCTCAAGAGCAAATCATTAAGCCTGACCCCGAAGATGAGCTTTCTGCAGATAGATTAAAAAATGCGGCAGCTACTAAGAAGCTTGCTATATTCGATGCTTTTGAGATTCTAAATCGCATTGAGTTAGAGCGAGAGAATTTAGAGCTATTAGATAAAGGCCCTAACAAGGTAGATACTAAACAAGGATTCGCTGAACGTCGTGCAGGAGGCAAGTAGTCTATATAAGGTCATTGATAAGGCCATACCGAAAACTGCGTTTACTCGAAAGAATAACGATAAGTCTTGGACGTATGGATATAATGAAGATTATGACGTAGTTGTTATATCAAAGACAGGGCGTATTGGAGATGTAGTAGAGATACAAGGCCTTCGCATTGCGCTTCCTGAAGTTCCTCAAAAGTGTCTTCAAAGACACTCCAAAGCATCCGAACAGTATTGGGAGAGAATGGATATGCCAAAAGAGCTTACTCGTATTCAGTCTATATTTCAATGGAACGATATGCCTACTGAATTTAAAAACAGATGGGTGGATTACATTGAGCAGGAGTTTGACTACCGAGAGCAAGGTTGTTGGTTTATGAACAACGGTAAGCCTACATATATTACAGGCTCTCATTATATGTACCTGCAGTGGTCTAAGATTGATATCGGATACCCTGACTACCGTGAAGCAAACCGTATATTCTTTATATTTTGGGAAGCCTGCGTAGCTGACCCGCGTAGCTTTGGTATGATATACTTAAAGATACGTCGCTCGGGGTTCTCGTTCATGTCATCATCTGAGTGCGTAAACATTGCAACTCTTGCAAGAGATGCGCGAGTTGGTATGCTTTCAAAGACAGGAGCGGATGCCAAGAAAATGTTCACCGATAAGGTTGTTCCAATCAACAGCAACCTTCCTTTCTTTTTTAAGCCTGTTATGGATGGTATGGACAAGCCAAAGACTGAGCTTGCGTACCGCGTTCCTGCTGCTAAGATTACAAAGAAGAATATGCATGACGTGGATGACAATGAGATTACGGGTCTAGACACGACAATTGACTGGAAAAATACCGAGGAAAACTCTTACGATGGTGAGAAGTTAAAGTTCTTAGCACACGATGAAAGTGCTAAGTGGGTTAAGCCGAACAACATTCTGAACAATTGGCGCGTAACCAAGACGTGTTTGCGCTTGGGTTCAAAGATTATTGGTAAGTGCATGATGGGCTCTACGTCTAATGCTCTAAGTAAGGGTGGTGAGAACTATAAAAAACTTTACGAGGACTCTAGGGTTACAACAAGGAATGCTAACGGACAGACTAAGTCAGGACTTTACGCATTGTTTATTCCTATGGAGTGGAACATGGAAGGATTTATAGACATCCATGGTATGCCTGTTTTTAGAAAGCCATTTGATAAAATCAGAGGTGTTGACGGAAATTGGATTACAAACGGAGCTATCGATTATTGGGAGGCAGAGGTTGATTCACTTAAGGGTGATGCCGATGCACTTAATGAGTTCTATCGTCAGTTCCCTCGTACTGAATCACACGCATTTAGAGATGAGAGCAAATCATCATTATTTAATCTAACTAAGATATATCAGCAGATTGATTACAACGATGCGCTAATATCAGAGCATTACTTAACACGTGGCTCTTTCCATTGGAGAGACGGAATAAAAGACACAAAAGTTGTATTCTCTCCTGATAAGAACGGCAGGTTCTTAGTCTCTTGGGTTCCTCCTGCTCACCTTCAGAACAGAGTAATAGAAAAGAACGGATTGAAGTATCCTGCAAATGAGCACATGGGGTGCTTTGGCTGTGACCCATATGACATATCGGCAGTTGTTGGTGGCAGAGGTTCAAACGGCTCACTGCACGGAATGACTAAATTCCATATGGATGAGGGACCTACAAACGAGTTCTTTTTGGAATACATTGCTAGGCCTCAAACAGCAGAGATATTCTTTGAAGAGGTTTTAATGG